CAATCAAGGCTGTGAATCATATGGCGCGCGCTTCCGGCATGAGCTACGGAAAGTTCGTGGCTCAAATGAGCATGAAGCCATTGGAGAGGAAGTGATCGAGTGGACTATAAGAAGTTTAGACAGGCAAAAGCTATAGAGGAAAAGAATAAGCAAAAATGGCTTGCCTTGAATCCAAAGCTTGATGAGGATAGCGGAATCTATATCTTGATTAGACAGGACGAAAACGGATTCAAATACGCTTACATAGGACAAGCCAAGCATATTCTGACAAGACTTGCACAACACCTTACAGGGTACCAACATATAGATCTGTCATTGAAAAAGCATGGATTGTTCGACCCGAAAGAAAATCATTATGGTTGGCATGTGGAGTGTTGGAAATATCCTGTGGCAGAGTTGGACGAAAAGGAACAGTTCTGGATTAAGCATTATGCAGACAAAGGATATCAGCTTCGAAACAAAACAAGTGGAAGCCAAGGAACAGGAAAATCGAAGATTGATGATTACCGTCCGGCAAAAGGCTATTATGACGGCATTAAACAGGGCAAAAAGAGTCTTGCCAAGGAATTGTCGCATATAGCTGAAAAGCACCTTGAAATCCGCTTGAAGCCAGAGAAACATGGTAACAAAGTTTCTGAAAAACAGTATGAGAAGTTTATGGCTTTGATTTCTGAAAATACATATGAGGAGAGTGATTAATTAGATGGCAGAAGTCAAGTGGATTAAGATCACAACAGATGTTTTTGATGATGAAAAGATTCTGCTGATTGAGAGTATGCCAAGTGCGGATAGCATCATTACGATTTGGTTCAAACTTCTCATTCTTGCCGGAAAACAGAATAACAACGGTGTGTTTATGATGAGCAACAAATTACCGTTCACGGATGAAATGCTTGCCACCATTTTTCGCAGAGATTTGAACACGGTAAGGCTTGCGCTTAAGACCTTTGAAGAATTTGGAATGATTGAAGTTGTTGACAACGTGATAACGATTCCGAATTGGAATAAGCACCAAACGCTTGACGCTTATGAGAAGAAAAAGGAACGTGACAGGCTATATCAGCAGAACCGGAGAAAGAAGCAGAAGAACCTGATTGAGCAAAAATCGCCCGATAAATCGTCTGATGTCGCTGTTTCAGATAAAGAAGAAGAAAAAGAAGAAGATAAAGAGAAAGAAAATATAAAAGAAAATTCGCTGTCGACCGATTCCGGAGATTTGTTTGATTTTGATGATGCATGGAAAAAGACTTTTGATATATACCCCAAGAAAACAGCGTACAGTACCTCTAAAACAGCTTGGATGGATAAAGTGCTAGAAGTTATCGAAGAGAACCAACCGGACATTGCACGGCTGTTATACAAAGCCACAGAGGCATATTTGAGCGACTATCAAGAAAAGAATCCAGACGATACGGATTTTCGGTACATTCCAAAATATGTCGATTGGCTGAAAAATGATTGCGACTATTGGTTGCAGATCGCGGAGAAACGAGGTGATTGCAGTTGACAGAAGCAGAGTTCGGAGTGATCGGGTGCGTACTGATTGACAATGATGTGCTAAATAGCATCTGGCGAACACTGAAACCGGAAATGTTTAGTTCTGATTTCGCGCAGGACACATACAAGGAAATGCTTGCCATGTATGACAGGAATGAAAGCATTGATCCCATGTCTTTGTCAATGGCACTTGAGAATCACAAATACACCCAGGAACAGATTAGCGAATTGATGAAATCCTGTATTACCGGAACAATCACTTCAACTATGGTTAAAAGCTATGCCGATGCGGTTGCGAAAGAATACAAAGTAAGAACGGTTCGTGACATGTATCAGAAATCCAGCTTAAAGCCATGTGACATTGATGATACAATCAGCGATCTTCTTACAAAACTTGAACATTTGCAAGAGGGAAAAGAAGTAAAGCTAAAGCCAATTAAGGAGATTGTTGGTGAGAATAAGGACAAGTATTTCAACGAAAGTGTTGGAGAGGGCGGTATAAGAATCGGGTTATCACAACTTGATGATGCACTCGGAGATCTTGAACACGGTGACGTAACAGTAATTGCCGCAAGACCAGCAGTTGGAAAATCAGCACTCACAACACAGATTATCGGAAATATGGCAAAGAAAGGGCTTAAAATTGCATATTTTAACTTGGAAATGAGCGATAAACAGGTGTATGAACGATTTATTTCAAGACTTGCGGAAATCGGCTTAACGAGAATCAGAAGGGCAAAAGCGTTTCTTGGCGATGAGCAGGGAAAATTTAACCAAGCAAATGAAGAAATGAGCGATTATCAATTATGGATTGCATCCGGTACCGTATCTCCGAGAGAGATAAAGTCAGAATGCAGACACCAAAACTTTGACGTTATCGTTGTTGACTATCTGCAATTGCTTATGCCGGATAACAGATATACGGGAAGAAACGAAGAAGTAGCATCAATTTCAAGAGGTTTAAAATCTGTTGCAAGAGACTTAAATACACATGTGATAGCACTTTCGCAGATAACAAGGGCTTCCGAAAGCAGAGACACGAAAGAGCCTACTATGGCAGAGCTGAGGGAATCCGGGGCAATCGAACAGGATGCGTCAAACATAATTATGCTGTGGAATCTGTCAGACAATGACAAGGGAGCCAAGGGCGCAAAAATCGAAAAGAACAGACAGGGAATGACAATGCGTGAAGTAATGGAGTTTGATGGAGATCACATGAAGTTTGTTGAAATCGAAAAACCGTTTGATGATGTTGTTGCGGAAATAAAAAAGAAAGAACGAGGGGACGGATTTAAACCATACAATGGCGATTGTCCATTTTAGAGGTGGTGGCTATGGCAAGTGCAAAAATCGAAAAAGGTTCGGAAGAATGGCAAGTATTCATGGATTATTGGCAATTCATTCAGAAATACTATTCACCGGACAACGCTGATTCTTGGTGGGATGAAGTTGTAAAAGCCGGAGAATCATTGATAGACAAATACAAAGGCATGGAGATTGAAGAGCGTGCAAGACAGCTTGTATTGAGTCATTTTGCATGGTTGGAAATCACATACAGAAAGGAGAAAACAAAAAATGAGTAACGCGTTGAGACGGAAGAAAAAGCCGACATTTTACACAAAACAGGAAATGCGGATTATCGGTCAAAATGATTTTGAAAAGAGAAATGCTGATAAGGTTATATCAAAATCATACAAAGAGTTTGTCGTGATCGGTTACATAATTTTGCATGATAAATTTGGGTTCGGACAGGCAAGAATCATCCGGTTGCAGGATTTTTTGAAATCTTACTTAGATGAAGCAGCATCCGGTGGAAATACTGGAAAGGACTTGTCTGTTTATCTAAAAAGTAAATACGGAATCAACATCAAAGAAGAAGTCGGAAAAATTCCGCAGAGACAGTTAATGAACATGTATGCAAAGAAAGGTTTCTGTATCGAGCGTGAAGCATACAGGCTTTCCAGTGCGTCATTGTTTAACTATTTTGCACTGACACTTACGATTCTGAAAAAGGAATTTAAGATAACAGCGAAACAGTTGCAGTATTTCACGGACAAGTTCATCGACTACATTGATACGTTAGCTAATTACAAGCAGTTCCAGTTGACCGTTCCGATGATAGCTAAAACGTTAGCTGATGAGATTAAGTTTGTATGTGATTTGGAGGTTTAATATGACGAATAAAGAAAAATATGGAAATGAGATCATAGAACTTGCGGTAAACACAGGAAAGTTAGTATTAAAAAATGGAGAGCCTGCAATTTGCGAAGAAACTGAATGTGAAGAGTGTTATTTTTATGAATCAGATTCGTGCAAAGGAAGTACGTATAATTTCCGCGAATGGCTTAATTCAGAATATGTTGAGCCACCTGTTGATTGGACTAAAGTTCCGGTCGATACGCCGATTTTGGTAAGAAATAGCGAAAAAAATTCGTGGGAAAAAAGATATTTTGCAAAATACGAGAACGGAATAGTGTACGCATGGGGATACGGAGCAACATCTTGGAGTGCGCGCGGAAGTGGCGATATAAGCGATTGGAAAATGGCAAAGCTGGCAGAAAGTGAGGGATAGTCATG